ATGAAAACTGGATTATTTACTACCCCGAAGCTTAAAACCTATGAGGATTTGAGCTCAACCTGGTATGTGTGGTTTCGCTTTAATGGCAAGCTGGTAAAAAAAACGGGGGATATCAACCGTATTCAAAATTTTTCAAAGAGATCTGCTGCAGGTAACTTTCTTGCAGTTGAATTACATTCTCAATTAAAAAGGGGGTGGAATCCTCATGTGCCTGATGAAACTTTTAATGAAGGTCAGGATATGACTTTGTACCAGGCATTAGATTATTCAATGGGGAAAAAGAAATCCTCACTGGCTCCCAAAACTTATTTAGACTATAGTGGTACCGTTAGATTTTGCCAAGCTGCAATAATTAAATTAAAGCTCACTAACCTATCAATTGCCGATACAAAGATGGTACACATCAAAACTATATTAGAATGCGTTAAAGCATCCCGGGCATGGTCTAATAAAGCATACAATAAGCATCTTGGATATTTACAAGCAATCCTAACCGAATTAATTGAATGGCAAATCATCCCGTTTAATCCAGCTCACAAGATTAAGACATTAAAAGTTCCTAAAACAACAGCTAATAGGCCACCTACACAAGAAGAGGCGCTTATAATAAAATCACACCTCGAACAGCATCATCCGGAATATCTCGCGTTCCTTTCGGTACTTTTTCATACAGGCATTAGGCCTTGGGAGATTACGCAATTAAAAGCTAACATGATAACTAAGGCGGTGTACAATGATGAAATCGAAAGGAATTTTGTACTACCTCCTGAAATCACTAAAACTGATAAGGAACGCGTAGTGCTTATCAATGACGATTTATGGTACTATCTGAAACCTATACTTGGTAATAATTGCCACCCAAACCATTATATTTTTGCTCGACATAAAGAGGGCAAGGATTTTACTCCTGGCCACGTCCTGATGAGCAGAAGGCGCGCAACCGACAAATGGAAGAGGGTGGTTAAGGATGAACTTAACATCGATGTGAACCAATATGCATATAAACACTTTGGCGCTGATATGAAGATATTGGCAGGGGTATCGCTGGAGGCATTAAAAGAGCTGTATGGGCATGCATCTACGGTAACGACTGAAGTATATGCCCGGGCGGTTAAAAGGGTCTACAGGCAGGAATTAATGAGCAAGTCACCGGCTCTATAATGCATCTGCCTTAGCTTTGATATATTTTACGAGATCGTCCAGATTAGCAGCGGTAAAATTACGCCCCGGCAATGCAAGTATCTTTTTACGAAATTGTCCGTAAGGGATATCCATGACCTCAGCAGCTTTTACAGCAGTCATTCCGAAAGTATCCATTACCGATTTAATCTGTGTGGTTATTTCGTTAGCATCCATACGATAAATAGTATTAATAAGGTGGCGGCAATAATATGCTCAATTGAAATATTAAATTCAATATCAAATTCGACATCATACTCCCAGTCTTTAAATTTTTTCCAAAGTTTCATCATATACCTAATCATTTTTATATAATTTTGTGAAGTGAATGGAGGGGGATTAACACCCCCTCGCTTCACACTTCTAAGCCCAAAGGCTTAACAACTCTTTAAGGCTGGCAGATATTCTTAGTAGGAATTTCCAGCCTTTTTTTGTTGACTTAAAGTGTAGTTTCACTTTAAAATTCATTTTGTAATGAATTAAATTAAACATGAAGTAAAGAACTCCGTAACTGTCTCTCAATTACAATGTAAAAATACGGAACATTTTTGTTCCATGCAAGTTTTAAGATAGTTTTTTTTACAACTTTTACAATTATTTTCCAATACTGTTTTGATGTGAGGTTATTAATCGAAAAATCCGGCTACATTCAAGTGCAACCGGGTTTCTAATTGTGGCGAATTCGCCTTAATTAAATTATCTCGCTATAAAAGCACCCCCCGCAATACCCGCAGCAAACCAAATCCACCATTTTTTATACCACGGTGCCGGGATATCTATTTCGGCAGCGGTAATACCGGTAACTTTTACATATGGGTTTGTATTTGTAATATCAGTGGTTAGCGATTCTTTGCCTAAAAACCATTTTCGCTTAGTTCCTGTTATTATAGTTGTTGTGTTGGGTATGCTCAGACTATCCACTGTAAAGCCGTTTTGATTGCTTTGGTAAGTAAAGCTATACCATTTGTCTTTTAGTCGGCCTGAGCGTTCAAATATGCACGGAATGGTATCATGGTATATAATCGGTATACCCGGCAATGTGGTTACAGTGTTATATTTAGCAATGCTTTTCAACTGTAAAAATTCCTTTGACAGTTCAAATAGTTCACGATCCTTTTTAAGCAAAACATTTTTTAATTGAGCATTGTCAAGCTGCAGGGTTTGCTTACTGGCCGTAACGGTGCCCAGCTTATTTTTGTAATGCTTTACCGTATCGGTTAATGCCTGCATGTTCGCGACATCTTTGTCGTGAGCAAAACTACATGTTCCAACTGAAAACAATAATGCAGCCGCCAGGACTGCAATTATTATATGAAGGATTCTATTTCTCATTATGCTTCGTTTTGGCTTATAATGCCGGTTGCACTTAAGTAAGTTCTCTTCACACTGGTAGGTTTACCAATTGAGTAATCAGGTCTGCGCGCATGCGTTAGCCTTGATTTAAGTATTCTAACTACACTGAACTGGTTAGCCTGATTGCCCCCAGCAACGTGGTATGAGGTGGTATCCTCACCCACATATAACCCTACATGGCCACCGCCCGGCCTATCGAATACCAATACATCACCAAACTCAGGTGTTTCAATAGGTGAGCCGAACTTCAGGAATGATTTTGCCCTTAGACGGTCATAACCCGTAAAGGCAACTTTCTTACCAGCACGTAAGGCCAGCGCCACCATTGCAACCGCACACCATGCAATTTCATCGCTGGTGTAAATCTTTTCAACACCAGCTTCTTTTGCCAAAGCCATAATCTCTTTGTTAGACTTTTTGCCCGGCTTCTCGGTTGTGTCGAGCTTGCCAAGCTTGATAGCTTCAGCCATCATTCTAGGCGGGTTTTTTATATCACCCAGCCAATCGTATTGTGCAGATATCTTTGTCATACTATTCTGTTTTATCAAGGTTATTATCAAATAAGTCTTTCAGGTTGCCGTTTTTCTCGAAGTTGTACAGCCGTTCCATTATAAATGCAGGTGGGAACTTCTTTTCGTGAATGATGTAAAGGTTTTTTAAGCTTTTGGATACTGGCCATAACATTGTCGTGGTTTGTACTACAATTTTAAAACTCTCGCTAATTACCGTTGCCCCCGCGGCCGATCGTAACAACTCAAGCATAATATACATTAGCATTACACCCGAAAACATTTTGATATTACCTAACATAAACGCTTTCCAACTAAAGGTTCCGGCCTTTGCATGGTACCATAGTCCTACACCCATGTTGATTATTAAAGCTAAAATTACACCACCGATAAAGGTTTGGTTAGACACGAACCACAGCCTCAAAGCTTCGAGTAATGCCACTATAGGGCCGAACGTAGCAATTAGTTTACCGAGGTATGCGAGCTTATCCCAAAATGTTGGTTTGTTTGTAGTGAGCAGCATGAGCCACACGTACACTTTTTGTAGAAATAACATCATCAAGTTAGTTTTTAAATAGTTTAAATCGAAGCTTCCATACGTAGAACCAAAACAGCACGTAGCCTATCTCAACAAAGAACACCGCCCAAAATGATGGCTCATAAAATAGGGTTAGCAATATTGCAGGTATTCCCGGTAAAATGCCGACTACGGTATACAATATCTCCCAGCCATTAAACTCTTCACCGTTTTTATAATATTGAAAGAAGTTTATAACCGTTGGCACAAACACGCAAGCTGTAAAGCCAAGCCCGATGGCCATCCAAATCGACCATGGCGCATATTCATATTCCTTAGCGCATGTTGTCAGGTATGCGATACCAATACAGCAAATGATTGCTATTAGTACATTGCTATAGCCGTTCTCTTTTTTGAAGCGTTCTATGAATAAATTCAGTTTTTCTTTTAGTTTACTCAGTTTCATAATTATTTGGTTTTAGTGTTTCGTTTACAACATCCTGAAGATCTCTATACTCAGGATGCGCTGTTTTAAATTGCTCCATTGTTCCGTAGTACCTGGCATCATCGCCGGATAGGTAATAATTATCACCCGTTTCAACTTCCGCAACTATCGCCTTTATACCAGGGCGATAAATAATTAATGTTTTTGTGGCTTTAGGCATGGTTAGTTTGTTAGTACGGTTACTCCTTTAGATTGCAATAGTGCGACAGCTCCGGAACTGGCTGCTGTACGTGGGGCATTAGCGCCCCTTAGATCAAGGACTTTATATACAGACCAGTTAGCTGCGCTCAGGTCAGTTAGCAACTGATCGACTTCAGTACTGGATAGCCCGGTAATTTGAGGTGTAAACCAAAAACCATAAACATTGACCCATACAGCTGAGCTATATCTACAGTTTAGATTACCGCTCAACTCTATAAACCTTTTACCGCTTATATCTGCTATATCCCCATAAATGGTATTATTACCGCCAATGCTGATACTTTCGGGAAGCTTTGGAAAATCATTTAAATCACCGGTTACGGTGTTGTTGCCTCGAATGTCAAACTGCTGTATATTTCTATTGATATCAGCGATGTTTCCAGTCAAAGTGTTATTACCCCATAACTGTAGATAAAGGATAGTATGAGGAATATTAGCGATGTTGCCGCCTATAGCGTTATTGCCCTTAATTTGAAACGAATTTGCGGGGAAGCTTATAGCTCCTATGTCGCCACCTAAAGTATTATAGCCCTCACAAACAAAGTAGGTAGCTGTAGCAGGGATATCGCTGATTTGACCTGTAATTTCATTTGATCCACTTATATAAAATGCTCTAAGCATTCTATTAAAGTCGGCCACGTTACCCGTTACAGCGTTTGGTCCACTTATTTGCAGGTTCGTAATGTTTGGTATGTCAGATATATCTCCTGTAATCAGTGATGTATTAGCATCAAGATTAAGATTAAGATCAGTGATTGAATCCGGCACGTTAGCCAATGTATCAATGATACCAAACGGTAGAAATTTTAACTCGACAGACTTCACATGATTTGGAATATCTGAAAATACTATCGGTTCAATATTGGTGTTATTTTGCAAAACAACAGTGTGCACTGTTGATGGCAAATCCTTGATATTACCGGTTAATGTATTTTCTCTATAAATTGCGAATACCTTTAAACTTGGCGGTAAATCTAGCAGCCTCCCTGTAAGGTTACCGTATACATAAAACATCGTTGCTGAATTGCGTGGCAAATGAACAACATCGCCATGCACATTAAAATCGGGCGTGCTTGTACCGGATTCAGGAAAAGCTTTCAGTTTAAGATACTCTGCAGTATCCATGGATATTACACCATTGCCTTGAGTATTTATTGTAAAGTTTTTGGCTAAATTCAAATTTCCCGATATCCTTATGTTTCCTGTATAAGGTTCAGCGAAATCTTTATTTAAAACAACTGCATGAGATTCTACAGGTGCGTATCCCAAGTAAGTAAAACCGTCGTCAAACTTAAAACTATAATGACCCAAGCCATACACAGCACCGGAAAATCTCCTAATATTTTCAGCCTGTAAAATAACTGGCGCTTGTCGTACCCTATGTGCTGCAATAATTCCACTCATACTATACTAATGCTAAGCGTCCATAAAGTGTAACATCTATTTCAGTTCGGTATTTTAAACCGAAAACACCATATCTTTCTGCAATGGTTGGCAGCTCACTGGCCGGATAGTTTAAGTTAAGGCCGGGAGCAGCTACAAAAGTTGCAGGGCCATTGCCAACTACATCACCCTCGAAAAGCGTATCCCGTAGCGCTACTGGTACTTTTATCTGAAAAGCTGTTGCTATATCAAAGGATAACCAATGTTCGCCATCGGCCCTGGATAAAGTGTACACACCATCTTCATATCCAAGTGTGTTTATTGTAATCACTTTTACAGTTGTGTGAACAGTAGATTTAAGTTTCGCTTGTACCCACTCCGTTGTAGGTATCACTTTACTATTTTCATAGTAACCAGGTGTATTCGTTTTACCCTTTGCCATAAATATGGCATTCCCATCAAAGGAGAACGCATTAGCGCTGCCTCCTAAATAGAATGTGCCATCATTGTAAAATAAAGAATGACCATTTAAAGCTATTGCAGCATTGCTGCCATACCCGCCATTTAGAAAGACCTGTAAATTATTACCTGAATACATCATGCCTGCTAATCCTCCGCCACCGGCTTTGTGAAAAAGTACCGGCAAACCATTAAGCATGTTTATAGGTGATGTAGTGGCCTCACTGTTTTTAGCTAAGACATCATTTAATCCAGGGATGTAAGGTTCACTTGCTTCATTTAGTACCTGAAAGTCAGTATCTACACTCTTCAGGTTGCCTACACCATATCTACCAGCTAAACCCACAAACAAATAAGTTTCAACTTCGCCGTTGATTGTGCCTTTCAATATAGTATAGCCATCATCTTGAGGCTGTATAGCGATAGCAGGGTTCCGGGAATTAAGCCATTGGTTAACTGTAGTATCAATATTGCCGAAATTGATAGTTAACGTTTTAGGATCATTTTGAATGTCGTCTAACATCACCGGATTTGTTGCTATAAATAATAAATCATCTATTGATAATTTCTTTTGGCCGGCACCATATACACCTTTGCCTTTATTTATGACTTTGAAAACGTAAGTGTTATTTAACAACACTCCTTTTGCATTTACTGTGTAAGTCTTAGCATTAATCCACACACTTTGCTGCTCATTTACTGAATAGGTTTGGATGGAATTATTTATTGTGTTTACAATATCCAACGCAGATAAATTCTCACTGATGACATTTATGTAGATAACAATATCTATATTATCCTGGGCCATAACAATGTTAGAGCCGCCCAGCGTTGTGCGATTATATATAACTGAAAGCAATGCAGCTTGCAATGCAGCAGCAGATCCGTAGCTGTCACCGTTAACAGTGAAATTGGTATATGAGGTTAAATCTACAAGCACATCTTTACGTTCATAGTTATTAAAAACAATGACTTTATCGCGACGAACCGTAGATATATAATTTTTTAAATATTCGACCCCGTTCAAAGTAAATCGAGTAGTACTTATATCTTGAAATACGTTCATTTTATCCTATTTTGGTAAACTTAAAACCAGTTGATGTGGCAGCCTTATTGCAGTAATTAAAATCCGGGTGCTTTGTACGTGTTAAATAGTTGCTTACATTATTCCATATCTGGCTGGCCGCTTCTCGGTTAAGATTGTAGATGGTTTTTTTGGTAGCAGCTTCAACTGGCCGGCTATTATCGTTAAGTTTTTCCACAACAGAGAATGGCGTATCTATTACTGATGAGAACATCATGTATCTAGCATAGGCATAGTAACAAATAACCATTTTAAGGCCATAGCATTGATAATTTTCGCTATCATAAACATATGTAACACCTTCAAGTAAATCAGTGTAGCCATCAGTGTTATTCAGCAACTTATTGTACAACCTTTCACCTAACAAGGGAGCGATATCCAACATTTGAGCATCTAATATTTGCTCGTTAAGCTTCTCATCATGTGGTGTTTTAGATATCTGCTTATATTTTGCTATATCAGACCGGGTTATCAGTGGTGTCATCTTCGATTAATTTTAAGGGTTGAACAGATACGCTTGCAAATCCTACTGACTTCGACAGCAAATGATTTACAGTTGCCGTAAGCAGGTTGCGTTCCTTGGTGGTGTTTTCCCAATAGGTTTTTTTCATTTCCCGGATAGCCTCACCTGAATTACCAAACAGTGATGAATCATTCGTTTTCATTAATCCGGATGGCAGATTGTTGAATGCAACCAAAATATTTTCTCGCACGCTGCTTTCGGTGTAATTGAACAGTTTATCATCCATTTTACTTTCAATCTGCTTAATCAAGATAGCATCCTCCAGCTTTTCACCTGCAAAATCCATCTCAAGGCATAGAACACCTCCAGTGTTTTGAGCGCCTAAACTGTCTTTAATAGCTTTCTGAAAATTTGCACGCTCATTTTCGGCATCTGTCAAATCTTTACCTTCTAAACCTGATCCTACTAATGGCCGCGTAACAACTAAAGTATTTCCAAAGAAGCCCTTACGTAAAATGCGATTTTTGTATATCGCAGCCTGGGCCTCACTATCGCAATCATCAGTTACAGAATCAATTCTTGACAGTGGATAAATGAGTTTAGTATCCTGGTTGATAAATAATACCTGGCCTTTGTATTTTTCCCATCCGCCAGCCTTTTCAACTTGTGCATCAATTACTTTTTTGCGTGGATTGTAGACGTCAAGGAATTGCAAGTCGGCTTTCTTAGGTTTAGTCCAGTCTTTGCTAATTATAATTTTACCAGCATAATCCTTACTGTCTTTTTTACCTACACGGCACCAGTCATAAGGCAATACGGACATATCTACTATTTGATGTAGCGCATTCCAATTAACGTGAATGAAAACCCCGCGTTGCTTAACAATATCATCTGCAACATCATCTGCAAAGTCGATAAGCTTTAATGCCTTACTCTTATTTACCATTATGCCATCAGCTTCAGTTCCGTACCCTTTACCGAGTAGGTACTGAACCATGATACTGGCTGCTGATTTTGCAGTTACGCTATTATTAATAAGCCTATCCATTCGCTCTGGATAGGCATTATCAGTATCGTTACCGTAAACATCAACAGACTTATTCCAAGGTGTGACCCTTTTATAAATCTCTATCAGCAGGGTTCTCATGTTATTCTGGTTTTTCTACAATGGAGATAGTACCGTTTTCTTCGTACTCATTTTTGTCAATAAGAACAGTATCGCCAGCCTTAATACCAGCTTCAGCAAGCTCAGGATTGGTAGATAAGTTTTCATCAGTTATAACCGTTTCAATGGTCTCAACACCGTCAACGTCTATGTTTTCAATGTTGTACTTTTCCAATGCAACAATGGCTTTATCCAATGCGCTTTCTTTAGCCTTTCGGGTTGCATGATGTGTTTTTTCAGTAAGAGCATCAAGCTCTGCCTGCGCATCATTTACAGCTTCCTGTAACTTTTCTTCCTCGGATGCATTATCGTCTGGGATAGCTTCAAAAAAGCGTTTTCCATCAGGTTGTGATAGCAGCTTCTTAGCGTATTCCTTAGTGATATTTCCATTATTTACCAGGACCTGTGAGCCAAACTCTAATGGCATATTCTCATATTTTAAATGCAGAACATATCCAGATTTATTTTCGTGTTTCATAAAATGAAGTTTGTACTTATTTAGATAAGCGTTTAAACATTTGCTACAGCTGGGGTTCACTGTCTCGTTGAAGATCGAAGTGTATTCTTTTAGGAACAATTCGAGATATCGAATGCCATCACTGTTCACCCCTGATGTGATGGCATTGATATCCATTGCTTTGAAATCCATTACGCCTGAGCAAATTTATTATCAAAAGCTGTTTTACTTGCAGCATATGTGCCGGCCTCAGCTCCACCATCTAGGAACGTTTTCGGCATGGTAGCCTCTTCATAGCCATCAGTGGATGACAACTCGAACATTATCATGTTGTCATTTTCCTTAGAGCTATTCGTCATTGTCGATAGTTCCAATCCGGATGAATATCCAAGAACCTCAAAAGCATCTTTGCTACCGGCACCTTTCCAAACCTGTTCAACCACTACCACATATTTGCCGCCTTTACTTAGGTTATCGGCTTGTGCTTTATTTACTAAGCTTGGATTGAAGATAACGCCACTGAATGTGTGCTTAAACTTATCAGGTGCATTTTCTTTTTTAACCAGTTCCCATGCTTTACCGTTTGACTGCTTTACGCCGGTTAGCTTGTAGGCCTCTGCCCCAGCTTTCAACTGTATGTTTTGAACTAATAATCTATTTGCAGGTGCTAGTGTTGTTGTCGTTACATCAATATCATCTTTGTTAATAAGAATGACATTTTGCTCAATACCTCCGACTGGAGCATTGTCGCAATCAAAGAGTATATCATTTGTTAATTTTCCTGTGCAATCTACTGCCATGGCTCTATAATTTTATGAGTTAAAACAAGTAACGGCTTAATAAGCCGCTACTGTCATATATGATTCAAGGTGTTTCGCATCAATAGTATAAGCTGCATCCATGAAGTTGGTTTTTAGCGTTCTATCGTAAAATACATCCAACTTAGACAAGTCCTCAACGCTAAGTGTACCTAATGGAATATTGGCCTTAGTTGTATATATCGCCCTGTGTGGTAAGTTCCATTTAGTGCCGTTGTTTTGGTATGCTTTGATATATCTATCCCAATCGTAACGTACTTTTATTTCGACACCATCAAATAGAATTTTTGGCCTGCCATTTTCGACAACCTCCATATATCCTGAACCAAGATTCTTACCTCTTAGGTAAGCGCTGTAGTTGTCAGCAATAGATCTTGTAACCAAAATAAAGTCCTCACCTGATGTAATCAGACGTTCATCTGCAATCGCTTTAATTTCGCTTAGTATCCTGTAAGCGCCATCCTCGTCAAGCGCTTGGCCTGCATATGTTGCACCTGCATTTTCCTCGATGGTTACACGTTTAACAGCTGCATCACCATAGATTTGTTTAAACAATCCATTGAAAGAATTGAAATAACCTAAGTCAGTTCCTGGTGTGAAATTACCAGCTGGTGCAACAGCTGCGTTCTTATCGTTAAACCATACCTTTCTGTGGATGTTATCAATCATTGCTCTCTCAACAGCAGCTATGATTACACCGAACTCCTCAGAACCTACACGGTCATAAAAGTCAGGATTGATGTTTTTAGACTTTTTAAAGATTTTTAACAATGCCGGCATATCAGTCGAACAGTGTTTAAGTCTAAAATCTTCTAGCACTGGAGTCCAGAACTTTTCAGAAAATGAAAACCCTTCTGCTTCATTAGGTGTACACCCAACTGATTCTTTACCAAGTAGACCTATTAGGCCAGCGAAAACAATCTGTTTGGTTACATCAATACCAGTCTCAATGTCGTGGAATTCGTTAAGGTCACTTTCATTAAATACCCTTTCGAAAATCACATCGCTTACCGCACTAACTTCTTCAGGATTTAAAGTAAGATCCTCTGCATTTATCAATTTTGCCATTAGTCTCTATTTTTAGATTTTAAATAATCTTTAATACCAGATGTCCTATCGGTAGAACCTGGAGTTTTTTTGCCGTCTTTTTTTCCATCAACTACAAACTTTGATGTTACGCTTTTCTTAAGTGCTAACACTTCACTTTTGATTGTAGCTAATTGAGTTTCGTGTGCTGAGTTCTGTGCTTCCAATTCAGCAGCAAGCCTTTCGTTTTCTGCTTTTAATGTTGCAACTTCATCATCTGCACCTTCTTCAACCTCGACAATTTCAGTAAGTGAACCAGCAGTAAACTTATAGACACTGCCATCAGGCAACGTATAATCACCTTCAGCGGGCTTACCGTCAACATTCCCTTTAGCACCAACTTCAACAGTAGCGTCATCAGCTAAATCCGGGAAGTCAATCTCAACACCTGTTGCATCCTGTACAAGTTTTGCCTTAGCGCCTTTAAATTTGCTAAGCACTTTATTGAAAAGACTTTCCATAAAGTTTTTGTCATTCTCTGTCATATCATTTAATTTTGGTTTGAAATGCGTTTTCGCTACAGCCTTTACGGGTTCGGCCGTTGTAAATCCTAAGCTTGCCAAGTTCTCACTTGTAAGCCAAGTTTCATTTTTTAGAAGCGGGAGTATTGCTTCTTCCGTTACATTTAAGGCCTTTATATAGAAGTTTGTCATCTTCTTTTCGATAGCCCGTAACTGATCTGCAAATTCTGCTAATTCGTCGGCGGTACCCATTGAGCCCCCCCACGGTAAGTGTATCATGAACGGTGTATTTTCACGCACAATTCTTTTAGTGCCTGCCATGAAAATAACGGTTGCTATACTGGCTACAATGCCGCTGCCAATAGTAGTAACCGGCTTTCCTAATGATACCAGATAGTGGTAGATATCGAAGCCTACATCTACTAATCCACCCTCACTATTGATGTGTACATCAAACGATTCTGCTAACGGTTGTTTCTTAACCTGACCTACGATATCGATAAGTTCAACGCCCGTTACGTCGTCGAACGTTCCAATTGGTCCTGATATATAAATGTTCCCTATCATGTTGTAAAATTAGATAGGCAAAAAGTATGTTTTGCGACATCATTATGTCGTATATTTGTGGTATGGGATTACTAATACTATTCTTAATTTGCTGTACTGCAATCGGCTTTGCTGTTATAAAAACAGTACGCTTCTTTTTTCCTAAAAAGATAGCCACGCAAAAGCCCGTTGTAGTTAATCCATATATCGGACATCAGATGGCCAAAGTGATTAATGAAAAATGGTATGACGATTATATTAGTTGGATGCAAAAGAATGACCCTGAAGGTGTGCCAGTAGATAAGATAAAAGCTCAAGAAGATATCAGTGCTGAAACAAAATATAGAAACCTTTTCAAATAAAAAAGCCAGTATAGTTACTGGCTTTTTTTTATGATTCCATATAAGCAACTATTCGTTGCATTTGTCTTTTACTTATCCGATAGTTTGCAGCTACCATGTTAATAGCTTCAGAAGGCTTGTATCTCGTACATTCCTGGAGGTAAAATTCGTAATAGACTTTCCAATCTAAAAGTTTTATTGACACTATTCCGATATTCAATAATTTGATAATAACATCCTCAGTATCCAGGATAATTTCGTATTTGGTCATTTACCATTTGTGTATAGGGCAAATATCGTTAGAGCGTATTTTTGCAGATAGAGGGCATCCGCATTTTTTACAATAAGCTCCCTGCACTTCAGTTAAAGTGTCTCGTACAAAAGTAAGTATTTTACCTTGTTTAGCAAAAGGGCAACCCGAACAAATTGCAGCTCGAGTTTGTGCCAGTTCCTCAACTACCTCGCTTTTGTCAAGGTAGTTTTTCCATCCGGTTAAGATCTCTTTTATCATTAGTAGATTGATGATTCTTTTACAATAACACTCTTATTTGCCTGTACTGCGATGGCTTCGACTGTTACAACCGGAGCCGGTAGTGATGCGTTAGCTGCCGCCATCTTAGCTGCAAGTTCATCAATGTTAAGTCCAGGCTGTGAAACTTCACGCGAAACGATACCACCAGTTGCAAAATAGTTGCTGGCTGATGGGCCATCACTTGGGTAAGCATTATTAAATGCCATGAAGTGTGCAGCTGCATTACGATTCATTATACCGATTAGCTCACCCTGCTCAGCTTCAAAGCGGGTGCCATCAGTGCCAGTAAATACAGTGCCGCCGTTGAAGTGCCTATTACCACCCACCGCTTGTAAACCGCCTTTCTCGAATTTTGCACCTACAGTCTTAGCGGCTTGAATTGCCCCGGTGGCAATAATGATACCTCCCTGTATTCTCGCATTCAACGCCAATGGAAGGGCACCGGCGGCTGCGTATGATGAAGCTAAAGCAAAAGCTTTATTAGCATTCTGAACAGTTGTGTTGACTATATCAGCAATTGCTACAGCTTTACCCAATGCGCTTTCCTGATTAAATAACCCTTTAAGCCCTGCAATTAATTCTGCTCTATTCTGATACTTAAAATCATTAACCGACTCAGTAAGCTTTTTATCAAGTGATACATACTTTTGATTGATAAGGTTAACATCTGCACCTGTTTTCTCGGCATCTGCAACCTCCTGCTGGCGCTTCAGCTCGTTTTGCTGGCGCTCGAGTTCGACCTGAGTCAAAAAGTTTTCTTCATTCGCTACTTTTTGATTTTCAAGATCCATTGCTTTACGGTTATTTTCTGCATCCCTTCGCTGCTGGTCGAGTTCATCTTGAGCCGCTTGGTTCTCAATCCTGATGCGTGATAATTCAGCATCATACTGTTGTTGCGTTAATTTACCATTTTCAAGTTGCACCAAAGCACGATCACTTTCCGCTTCTGCAATAGTGGCAAGGCGCGCTTTCTCTTGCTTAACCATTTCATCATTTAAAAACTTGTTATTATCAAGCTTTTTTTGATTGTTGGCCAGTATAGCTTCAAACTCTCTATCTGCATTTTCTAATACAGCATTAGCCTGAGCATCTAATAATGTTTGGTGAGCGTCATTGAAAGCAATCTGTAACTTTAGCTTATCGTTACTGGTTTTCTTACTGGCGTCATATTCAGCCTGGGCAATCTTTATCGACTGGTCATAAACCTCATTTGCCATTTTAATTTCTTCATCGACTGCTTTTGCTTTATCTCCCTGAGACTGTTGAAAAAGAGTAAGCTGTAAGCGCAAGCTTTCTGCATATGAATTAAGTGCCTCTTGTCTTTTGCGCTGGCGTTCCTGCTCTGCCTTTTCAGCATCAGCACGAGCTTTCTCGCTGGCTTTTATTGCATCCTGTTTTGCTTTTTCAGCATCTTCCTGAATTTTATTACTCTTGTTTATATTTTTCTCTAGGTTCGCATAATACTCATTGTCAAGTTCAATTTCTTTCTTTTGGTTCTCTGACAAAACTTTAAACATATCATCCACATCACCCGTCCTATCTTCAACTAACTCTTTAAAAGCAGTAGCGCGGGCCTGTAGATGTGCTTCTTCATCGGCGGTAAGGTCAGCATTACTATTTTTCTGCAAGTCAGATATCTCTTTAAGCATATTAAATTCCTGGTCATTCAATTCAGCTTTAATTCTAATATCCTCAAGGGCATTTTTGTACGCTTGGTCAGCATTTTTCTTACGGGCTTCATAGTCCTGTTTTTCTTTTTGCGCCGCTTTATCGAGCAGTGCAAGGCGCTCTTCTTCAGTTTTGGTTCTATCCTTAGCCTGGATGTTTAACCTGTTTATTTCGGCACGGTTACGGGCTGTAGCAATTTCTTGTAATGCCATAGCATCTTCGAGATCCTGTTGTGCTTTCTTCAATTTAACAGCAGCATCATAAGCTTCATCCATATCACCAGTTAACGTTGACCATACATCGCCCAGAGACTTAGCACCTGATACTAATGCAATAATGGCATTTAGCACAACTTTAAAAGCTGCACCCACACCTGCTAACACCTGCTCGACTTTATCAACTATGGGGGTAAAGTTTTTAAAAGCAGCAATGATTAATACAATGGCTGCAATGATTAATCCAATCCCTAGAGCAGCCATAACAACACCTAAAACACCTAGTGCACCTGATAATATAGTTGTACCGCCCGCAGCGGCAACGGCAGTGCCGGCACTCGCTGTTTGTGCACTCGCTAATGCTACGGTCTCACCTGTTAATAAAGCCGTTTCAGTAGCTGCTACACCCTCAACAACATTAAGCGTTTCAGTACTTGCAGTTAATGCTATTGTAGATTCAGTGGCAGCGGCTTCGGCCACGGTTAATGTCTCGGTTGCGACTGCCTGTGACTCTACCGCAATAGTTCCCACCTGGTTGCTTACGGCAGCGGCATCTTGTGCAGATGTAAATAATCCAAGCTTTTCAATACTTTCACTCCACTTAGCTTTCAAATTGTCTAATACCGGGGTAAACGAACCTATAACGCTAATTACTTTATCGCTATCGTTCTTCAATGCGCCTAACGTTCCACTGAATACCCCGGTATCCTTTAAGGCTTCTTTGATGCCTTCAGAATAAGAGCCTATGCCAATTTTTTGCTTTTCATAGGCGGATACGTTCTCTTTAATAAATGCATTGTTTTGGTCTATCTTGTTATTTATCGCGGTAAGATTCTTAGAATAGTTGGCATCGTTAACATTCAAATCTTTCCTTAGTGCCAGTAGCTGCTTGTTGTTACTTCGGTATTCACCCTCACTTTGGTTAAGCTTATCAACCGCACCGCTAATTGCCAGCTGTTGATTTTGAAGCTTGCCGCCTTCAGAAACCTGAGCAGATATAGCAGCAGTCTGTGCATTATATACTGAGGTCAGATTTTTTATTTCAGCCTGGTTGCGCACAAATTGAGCTGAACCCTCCTCACCGGATTTTTTTAGTTCGGCCTGTTCAGCTCTTAGCGCTATCAGAGCAGTCTTAGATTCGGTTGCTTTTTTAATTAAATCCTGTACATCAAGATCTAGTTTTGCTATGTCGATTTTTTCAGCCATGATTATATTTTAAAGCTAATTGTATTAGATGTTACACCGTTGGACTCATCAATAATCCTGAAGTAATAGAAAGCCCGGCCCGGTACACCAAATCGTATTGGTGAACTGCTAGATGCACCGTCACTAACCCATGTTTTACCATCGTTAGAATATTGTGCGGTTACATTTGAAAAATCATATGATGCTTGAAAGTGCAATGTGACGTTATTGTAAAAGCTTTCATAATTCGTTATCTCAATAGTATAAAATGTGCTGGCAGGTTCGGTAAGCTTCACTCGAACCAATTCGCATTTCGTAACCTTACCCGGCACGAAGTTTTCAATTTTATTTACCAGGTAATAGTTAGATAGCTGCTCAATGTAATACAGTTTTCTAAAATCGAAATTCACAACATCGGTATCTTGCAGCCATATTTCAGCCCGGATGATTGTAGCATTATCAAGTATCCGCTGCAATGGTGCGTAATAATTCTGCACTACATCCTGAAAAGAAAGATTTGTATATGATTCTCGGTAATACTCAGAAGCCGAACCGGAAGTGTTTAAGCCTTCAGATTTTAAACGAATATCTTTACCAACGCCTATAGTGCGAATGAAATAATACCGTTTATCAAGTTGCTTGTATTTTACAGGATCATCGTTAGGGCCAGGGCTATCTACCGCTTCTTTTTCCCAAAGCTTATAGACATTCGTTTGCTCATTTAGATAAGTCACCTTTTGCTTTTCAGGTGCATATATCTTTGATTTAATAACATCGCGGGTATCCTGAAGGTTGACATTCTTGACAGCTAAGAACCCGTCATGGTGTGTGGCTTCTTTATCATTGTAGTTGTAGCGTAACCAATTCCGCTGGGCATAAGTTCCGTACACATAATTTTCGGATATCTTTCTGCTAAATTTCTTTGTCCAGTCGAGAACTTCCGCATTTTCTAATTGCTCAGACAGGGTCAAAAACTCATAAGCATTAGAGTATTTATCCTTGAATATAGTCAAGCCGAAACGGTGTACCACCTCATTGATAAAATCCTTTACAGCGAAATCACTAAAAGCAGAAGTAAAATCGATAACGTTAGGGTCAATCCGATAAAGCTTAACCTCAAGATTATTATTTGAAGATTTTAGCAGGTTAAAACCACGTGTAGGATCTTGGTATAAAACCAATATTGAAATGTAATCGCCAGCCTCTAATTGAAATAGGTTCGATGTGACATTGATGTCGCTGCCATGCATTATGTTTTCGGCAGCATTTCCTAAAACTAGATTGCCATCTTTATCATAAGCTGGCTTTCTTTTAGCATCTATAGCCTCAAGGCCTTCAGCATTTTTAGCAATTAATAATCTTGATGGAACTTGCTCTGAATTAGTATTCCCACCTCTATATCCGTAAATCTTTCCCTTTATTTCTATACGGTAAGTGCCGGAATTACCTACTTGCATACTAATATTTTCGTAGACACCTTTCAGTTCATTTACATTTGTAGAGTTAAATTTAGCGCTGTAGTTACCGTTAGTTTTCTCACTAATAAATGTATAGTCAGTACTTCCAAACACCTGGTGATCGTTCTCTCCAGTAATGGTAATACCTTTAGGAAAAGTCATCCATAACTCATTGAAATCACGGCTTTCAAATACGCTACCACTATACGCAGCATTGTAAGCCTTCATAATTTTATTCCATAACCATGCAACATTAACCGATGGTACCAGGTAATCAATGTTCACCAATGGTACCATGTTTTCGGGTGTGGTATTGGTTTGGCCGGTGTTGCCATTGTAATCGGCTAGAATGTATTTATAAGGCAAATCAATTGCCCATGTACTTTTGATTGTATTAATGTCTTTTTTATGCTCAAGCTCTGTAAGTTTTAAAGGTTCATCAGCAAGCGTTTTGTTTTCGATTGACTTGTACAAATCAGTGATGCCGTCGATAATTGCTACCTCATAAAATTCGCCTTCATCCGTAATCATACCCCAGCCTTTGAAGATAAAGCATTCACCATTTTCGCCATATACTGTTACCTCATTTTTTTGGTAGGGTACTAAAGATGTATTACCGGGCATTGTCATGAAGTTCATGATGCGCATATTAGTAGCTGTCTTGGGGATTTTAAAAGAGTTGGTGTAATTAGCGTTCCGGTTGTTGATACTATTAATGTCATTAACAGCTTTGGTCTGAGCAATGACAGTACTAGCAGTTATATCGGCCAGCTGATCGTTAATGATAAGTCTTAGGCTCATAATGTCTGTGTGTATCGTTGTGGCAATTCAAAATCAAATGCCATGTTGTTAAGTTTCTGCTTATAGTTCTTTATGCGCGATGATGTTGTTTTAAGACTTACCTCAATCCAATCTCGATAACTATTCCTTGCGAATGGCTGGCCTGTGAATAAATAAATTTTAGGGCTGTCAATAATACCTTCAACAATTTTGCTCTCTGCTTCAGTGAGTGCTTCAGTTATAACTTTAATAACGTCCTGACTTTCTTTTCCTATTTGAATTGAACGCCCAAAGCTGTTCTCAAAGTTTTCATTGTCATTGTACAATTCACCTAATTGCTTTGTAGTTCTATCGATAGCAGCAGTATTTTCAAATAGCCAATAATTGTAAGCACCATACTTATTTAACCATTTGATATAAACCCCACATCGATATGCTACTTTCTCAACTGATAAATAAAAGCGTTTGTCCGAATGAGGGTCAATCTCTAATTGGTTAACTCCCTCAATTAATGGCAATACATCTTCAATCGTTTCATCGGTACGACCATCTGAAAAGAACAAGCGTGTTATAGTGCCAGGCGTATAGAACTCCTGAGACAATAAATTTGTCTTATTTAAAATATTAACACCCTCTTCAATATGATTATACAATCCAAAATCAAACGGGTAGCCCTGCCAGTATTTTAAATAAGCATGGTTATTTGTTTGCTTCGATAACGGGGTAAGCAAAAGCATATCATTTATTGATAGTTCAGAATGCTCTCGAAGCTGCTCGACACCTGCAATCCAGCGCAAGCTATACTCTCCATTGTCGGTAGTGTTATCACTCCTTACGGCTTGTATTTTAACAACAAGATTCAGAAATACACCATCGGTAAAATCGTAGACAAATGAGTTTGCACTCGTGCTTTGTATTTGAGTTTGCAGATTATCTTCAAAATTTCGGGTGTTAATTATCGATGCGATGTAAGGCTTAAAGTTGAAATAGAAAATACCATCTGGACCCGGATATAAACGGACTGAAACATCTTCAGTCATGGTCACGATGCAATAAGCAGCTACACCTTGTGATAGCCTGAACCTGATAACATCGTTATTGAATGCCATCCTAAGTTTGTCCTCTTTAATATCCTGTATAAATTGTATCATGCTGCTTGTAAAACGTTAATCAAATCATTAGTGAAGTTCACCACATATATATCGCTAATCCTGTCTAAAATCTTTTGTATGCGTTCCGGTGTTACTACCTGGTTAATGAGGTCGACACCACCATGCTCTTGACGCTTCCAACCTTCGCGGCCAATTTTACGAGCTATAAGGAAAGCTAAGCTGCTGATTGATATCTTACCCTCAATTCGCGATGCAATGCCCTTATCCTTTATCCACTGTTCTATAGCTTCGCTTGGCGGCTGCTTACCGGGTGCACGGCCTGTTTCAAGCTGCTGGGTATATTCGTAACCTTTAATGCTCGCTTTATTCTCGCTTACTACAACCTCAAGGCCATCAGCCCATTTACCGCTGGAGCGCATACCCAATTCATCATACTTTGCGATTAGCTCCAGCTTCAATACTTCAAACTCTTCTGTAAGGATATCTGTAACTTCTGACATTAGGCAGGTACTTTAATACGATAGCTACACAACAGACCATCCATGTTAGCATCAAGTGCGTCGGTAACATCTATGTTATCCCACTGGGATACTTCAGCCTCAAGGCAGGCAAGTGTATTGCCTATCTGCCTAAACGTGGTAAGTAACGGTTCAATATTCGTCGTGAACTTGCTTGTAGTTTCGTCCCCACGTTCTTGAAAATACTGCTGGTCGTAATCGGAATGCTTAACGAGAAAGAATTTGCCCTCATACGTTGCCGATACAATTGCAGTTCCGCTTGTGTTATAATTGGATTTGCGATTAGTGAATTCGTGCAACATGTAAATTTGGGTAGGTTCGATAGAACCATCGAGCAGGTTGAGTGCAGCTTTGCGGCCATAGTGATATGTTAGGTTTTTATCGGTTGCGATGTCTTGGAGAATGCGTACTATATCTTTCATATGATTATTTTGTCTTTAGTTTTTGATATTCACTTTCGACTTCATTTTGTATCTTAAGTTGTGCAAGCAGGTTTATTATTTCGCCGTAGGGCTTACGGCCTAAATCGAATGGGTATTGGCCAAACTGTTTACCGAGTTGTGCTAATGGCAATGTATCGTTATACGGCTTCAACCTATCAGCACCGGCCATATCCCATAAATGGGCATCAGTTGATTTACCTGCTAAAAGCTTACCTTCAGTCTCCATTGCACTTTGGAATGCTCGTAATAGATATTTCTTAGCAGCATAGAACTCGGTAATTTTTGCTTTCCAAAACTTCTTAGCTTCTACATCAAAGCATATTTCAAATATTTCAGCTACTGTTTCCCAGCTTTCAATCTTATTTAGCAGGCGAATGCAATACTTTACGTTTGCCCACGGCATTGAACCCACGTTCATTTGTTTACCAGCAAAAGCATTAACCGGCTTCAGGCTGCTAAGTATAATATCATACTGGCCAGCATCAAGTGATTGAGTATATTGTTTTATGTTCAGATTTTTCATCCTACTCTTACACGGGTGTTATATGTTTTTCTAAGAGCAAACCAGTAGCGCATCATGATACTATCCCATTCATCGGGTGAACGGCCTATAAGCTCTTTAATACGGTCTTTCGGCACAATACCTTGCTTGCCATCCTTATCAATATCTTTCATTTTAACCTGCTCCATCTCTTCGGTGGTAACTTCTTTGACAGTATCATCCTTGGAGAGCTCACCTGTTTTTCGTTCCCTTATCATTTCAGCCATTTTGATACTGCACTGGCTCTTAAGGTTATCGAAGTTGGGCTTTATCGTAACACCACCCTCAATCATTTCAAGTGGTGAGCTGTTATTTACAAAGCCTTTACATTTTAGGAAGTCGACAACACCACCACCAACGCCATCTTCATCGGCAACAACATTACTAAGAGCAATTGCATATTCTTTCTGTAACTCTTTAGCGGTCGATACTACTACATCAAGTCCACTTTTAGCAATGGCCATTCGATGAATACACAACCAGCCATGCCAGATACGGAATACCGTTTTATCTTTACCCTTACGTGCAACGTCAATAGTCATATACTTGACACCTTCAGGCTTGAGATGACTTGGATTGAAATAATCATCAATGCTATCAGTGTCAATTAGGGTAGAGGGATCATCATCAAACTCCCAGTTACCATATAAAAGCCTTTCTTTCTGATTTGCATCAAGGCTTCTAATCAGGCTTTCCAAATATCCTTTATCAAGGCGCTTGTTATCCTGTGGGAGTGCCTGTATGAAAGCTTTCCAATGCTCCAGCTTGTTATCTTTCTTCTTTTTGTAATACTCAGTGTATAGATAATTTTTAGCTGGATTACAGGTTTGTAATAGCTTGCCAGTAAGTCCATATTCTTGATTACGCCATCGGCCAATGGATGCAGCAAGGTTATTTTTTGCGGCGCTGTTGAATTCTCCAGCTTCCTCAATCCATCCCCTGGTCATCTGCATAGAACCGAAACGGTAATACAGAGGGTCAGACGGCAAATATTTTGCATCAATCAAATATACCCGGCTACCATTGTGAAACTCAAAGTAGTTATCCTGGCCGTTGTAAGTGTAATACTTGCCACTTAGGCCCCAGATGTCAAACACTTCATGTATAGATGGGATTGTAAACTTCCTTATGTCGTTTAGCTTCCTTCGGGCAATGAAATAATGTGTGCCCGGGTAAATCAATGCATCAGCTAATATCAAAGAACATCCGAGAAAACTCTTTCCTGACCCTTTAGAGCCACCATAAACAATATCAGTAGTATTTTTATCAATCCAGTGCTTAGCTGCCTCCAGCTGCTTTCTGTTGCCGTGTACATTAAGTTGAAGGTTCATCTGGTTTGTCTACTATTTGCATACCTGTAATCGGAACGGCTGGTAAATCCTTACCATTGGTGGTGTGGTCGAATTCCTGCTTATCGCGCCATACGTCCGATTTTCTATTCTTTAGCCAAAAGATAGCTGCTGTGGTATCGGGCGGGTGCGCCTCTTCAACGGTAACCACCTTGACATCTTCAGTTGAGCCTTCACCATTCTTAGTGGTGCGCACCTTAAATGCTTTTTGGGTTTTAGCTTTAAACCCTATGGCTTTTTGATAGAGTGATGAAGCCACATTCATATCAGCTTCCATCTTACCCTTTTTTATGGACTCTGAAAATTCAGGTTCGTTCAACTTCCAAAGGTTTATTGTAGATTCTGCTACATCAAAAAAATCAGCTATCTGCTTGTCAGTAGCACCCAATATTGCAAGCTTCAAAACCTGAACATTGTATTCAGGTAGATATTTGGTAGGCCTGCCAACCTTTTTTGTTTCTTCCAGTTTTTTCTTAGCCATGTGTTTTATTTATCATCAATGATACCTTCAGCTAAGTCGATAACATCTTCCAATGTCTCAATCCTTGCTTTCAGTTCGACGTAATCTTGTTTCTGTACAGATGAAGCCGCATTGGAATTAATAAGCCCTTCTATGTCCTTAAGCTTATCCTTAGCACGCTTTACTTTATTTTTTAATACGTTTATTAGTGACATAAATTTGGTATTGCTCATGATGCTGTATTTTATTACAGCAAAATTAAATTGATTAAATCTGAACGTCTTTCTTTGGATATGGTTTTGACATTGATTTTAACTTTTGCGCCATACTCTTGTGCATGGGGTATACATACTTAATCTTTGCCTTACCAATTATTACTTCTGCATCCGGGTCCAGGTTCTCTTTAACCCAATCAATCCCGGATTTACCATATTTCTTATTGATGCTCCTGCGATGGGTAAGCTTACCGTTTAACATGATGCCGCGCTCATTGGCATACTCCCCAATGTATAGGAAGTTCGTAGCCTGGTATATCGTGCCGATGTGTTCCTGATTGCGATCGGCATAGCTTACTACAACCTTAACAGCCGGCGCATCTTTTTTAAGTTGCCTTAATGCCATGGCCAACACCTGTGATGTCGTTTGTTGCTTACCATTGAGAGCCATTCTAACCAGTTCGATTACCTGTCCCTGAACCAATCCAAATTCTTTTGCGATTGATGGGTTAGCCCCATTGGAGAACAAAGCTACCCCACACCATTCATCAGCGTCATTGAATACAGAATAACCCAAACGTATTTGCGGCACAGACTTCGAATAGTGGAAGTAGTGGCACGCATGCCTGATGGCTTTACCGGATGCTTTCTCTAATCTCATATTTCGCCTTGGCTTACGCTGTACATCACAGATGTTAATTTGCTGTCATTTTGCAAGAGCCCTTTAAACTTTATTTCGAAATAATCCATTTGGCGGGTATCGGCAAAGGTTAGCTTAAGGGTAGGGGGTGCATCTTTTTTAGGTGCTGTCAAATCCGTTGGCTCACTGGGAATAGTCGTATCGAAAATGCTCACCTCAAAATCTTTAAAACCGAAGTCACTCATGATGTTGAGGTCAATGTTAAATTCAAGTAGCTTTTGCTCATCCCATTCACCGCGGTGAAGATTATCCTTAATCATCCTTTCATCCATTACATGCTGAGGGATGTCCTCTTCAACAAAGCAATGGATGTACGGCTGGTCATTTGCTTTTGCTGCCTTAAGCCTTTGTGTTCCGGCATAGCAGTAGTACACCCCACCCATCAAATTGACAAGCGGTGGCCGTTGCAATAGGAAATTAGGATCTTGCTTTATATCCTGTATCAGTTTCTGGAATTCCGAATCAGTTATTGTCCGGGGGTTTCGCTCCAATGTTTGTATATCGGAGGTTTTTAGTTCGATTAGTTGCACTTTAGTTTCCATATCCAACAATCATTAAGGCAGCATCGCGCTGTTCCTGGTTAGTACGTGTAGGTATAGATATCATTCGGGCAAGTTCCTCATGTGAAATTTTGCCATCTTTAGCTTTCCAAATTTTCTTAAGCGGTTTAACTTCTTGAAAGGGGATTGAAAGATGCTGGCACATTTCGACAATCTTACGACCGGTCTCATGGTTGCGCCCAGCTGCATTACCAATGTTGGCATTAATAGCAGCGGTACCGGTAACTTTCTTATTCCAGTTATGTTTAATTAACCATGCAGCCTCAATACGGACCAGAGCAATTTTCTCCCTGTGTTTTGACAGGAAGTCGAAAAGTTGAAAGAATGATAATGTATGTAGGGAATAGCCTAAAGAATTCTTTACAGCCACTCCTGATTTTGTAACGTCTGGGTCAATGCCAATAAGCATATGGAAAAAATATATTTCCCGGAAGGGTGAAATATCGCGCCGTGTGGCAGGGGTGAAGTATTACCAGCTAAGCTGCTGATTGTGTAGTACAAATATAGGCAATTTTAGTGATATTTTATGATAGCTACCTGTCTGTAACAAAATTTATTTAGAAGATAATAATCTTATATGGCTTAGATTTTATTACTTTGCAAAAAAGATTTTTCACAATGACATTTAATGAACAAAAGATTGAAGCGGGGAGTTTAACTCTTAGGGATATCCAAAATTTAGTCGATGGCAATACTAGCAAAGCAATGGCACTGGGTGTTGAGTTGTCTTGGTATGCTACTGGGAGGCACGTCACTGGACGAATAAGAAAAAACGGTGTGATAATTTGGAGTGTAACAGCATCTACTATTAGCTTTCCCTTTAACCTTTGCAGGATGTATGAATTGATAAATCAGCGATTAGATTTTTTAATTGCTGAGAGTGTATCTAAGGCTAATCATAAATAACATTAATAGTTTGAACTCTGTAATAAAAAAGGCCTACATACTGCAGGCCTTTTTGTTATTCTTCAATCTTGGATTCTTTTTCCTCCGACAACTTTACAAAGTTAATTGATGGAAGTATTACGGGTTCGAATCCTGATTGTAATGTGACATTTGAAATGAAAGCCCTTAAATAGGGAAATCCTATAGCTGGTGCATTTATCTTAGGAAAAGCAGAAAGCTTGAAAGCTTCACTAATTACTTCATCCGTTTCAAAGTTAAATACTGCTTCTAAATTAAGATCAAATAATTTATCTTTTACTTCAATACTAAATGCTACTCCAAATGCTTTATCATTATCATCATCTTCTTCAGCAAAATAATTTGCAGATTCAAGATTAAAATTGTTTTCCTCTCTCTTATTTTCTTCCTTTAAAAGAGCGAATGTCATATTTACTATTTTCCAATCAGTTAATTGAATCTTCATTTTATGCTGCTATTGAATAATCACAGTAGTCTTTTCCTTCATCATATACTCCTGAATTTGATTTGGAATTATAGAAAGATTTTACAACTGAGTCAAATTTTTGATTTTCTATTTCTATGTTTACTTCACAGAAATCATACTTATTGACCGTTATATTCAATAATTCCTCTGCCGAAATATTATCGAAATAATTGTCAATCCTCTTTTTTAATTCTTTTGTAAGTTTCATATAACACTTCCGTTTGTAATAATCTTAGTAGACTTTATATTCTTAGCAGGGTCAAAAACCGTGCAAATTGTGCAATTATTAGTGCGCAAATTTAAACCTTTAATCTTCTCTTTTGTAAATTTTATATAAAAATTACCTTTTGCAACCTCTATATCTACTATATTTTCCCTCCTTGCAAAGTTCAAAAATTGACCATCTTGATATTTAACCGTCTTTCTTATTGACCCCATCTTTTTGATATACCGATCTATAATATAATCAAAGACATCTAACCCATCCTCGGTAGTCAAGTCCAAAAAATTATCGTCATGCACTTCAATATGTGATAGAAGAACACAATAATTCCGATACTTATTCCTTTTAAATTTATTATCCCATGCTCTTGAAATAGCCCATTTTACAGCCAAGTCCTCAAGCTTACTGCTAATACCCTTTATAAAGAAATAAACACCATCCCCTAACCATTCCTCATCACCAGTTGAAAGATCATATTTCGAACTCTGTATTGATTGCGCAGACTCAAGACTGGTACCGTGATAACCTTCTAGATTAATAATCATTAAATTTAACGATTAAGTTTCTCCAAATGTATTTAAAAATACTTAAATTTTAATAAATTTTAATTAAAATCGTTAATGGGTGTATTAGTCCGATTATCAGCAAGTTAATAGATTATTCTAATTCTTTTTTTTCTGTTCCATCTTCATTAAACCCAAATGCTAACAGGCAATCCTTTACAGTAAGTTGGGATGGCTTCACATCAATTAAATATTTCTGTCCATTATTAAGCCTCGCTCTGGAGGTTCTTAAATAAGGTTTGCTTTGTTTTTTCTGTTCCATAATCTATAGTATATTTGTTACGTCAATAATGTTTTTCATTGAGCATTGTTGGTATTTGTTAGCCTCTCCTGTGGTGGGAGAGGCATTTTTTTATTTAGCTTCGATTTGCTTCACCTCTAAATCTTCATTAAATTTAGAGTTAGCTAATGAACAGATATCTTTTGCCCAATCTTGATTGTCGAATAAAAGCATCATTGCTTTTTTAGGTTTGTGTTTAACAGTCGAAACAAATACACTTTCTACTCCTTTATTAGGAAACCAGAATAGTGCTCTTGATTTTTCAACTCCGATTTTATCAGGTATTAGGTCGGTTACTATCGTGTCTGGCGATACACATGCATATACGGATTTTTGAATTCCTTCCATGATTAAAAATTTTGTAGTGGGCAATCTATGTGAACTTTATCGTAAAGTTGTGGGGTATCCATTTTGTCGCAGAATTCAATTTCTTTATTGTGTTGCAGCGCACATTTAGCTAGTTCGCCTACAGATCCATTCCTGTAAACATTATTTTCGGCATGGTAGTAGGGACAACCTACACAATTATTAATCATTATCATTTTAGCCATAATTCAGTTGTTAGGCTGCATGTTGTTCTTGCAGCAGGTTATCAAATTCTTTAAGTGGATGCTCTTCAGCTTTGCGTAATTGCTTTGTTACCTTACGGATTTGGTGCATGTTCTTTTCCACTAATGCAACTATCCTATCATGATATTCAGTATTATTATTATTTAAACCCCGGGATTGATTTATCCTGAATTTATCAATATCGACCTCTACTGTCTCAGTGCGGATGCCATTAATCTGAGCAGATAGAATTAAGCTATGGGCCTTACTATAGTATCGATTGGTATGCACACAATGCTTATGGGCATCAGCTTCTTCTTTGAATTCATCAAGACTTTTCAGAACATAGATTTTTAAATCCTCATCGGTGAATAGCAAATCAAAGTAGGCTTCTTTATCCTGGACATACTTAAGCTTATCCTTTTCATATTTTTCTACACGATAGGCAGCATCCTTTAATCTTTGTTCCTCTCGTTGTATTGCACGTTCTGCTTCAATGCGGGCATCTATAATTCTTTTTCTTGCTACTAATTCATTGTGCTTTTTATGGATATCCTTACCGCAAATATTTTCTGCCTTTAGCGTATCGATATGGAAGTAGTCACATAATGCCAGGTAATCAAACCAGCTGGTAGCATCCTTTACAATAAATTTATTGCGCATGCATATCTTGATAGACTTCCAATACCTGTCAATCTTGTTGCCGCGGGTGTGGCGGTGCTCCAGAAGACTATATTGTTTAGCTTTCAATAGGGTTTCTGTTTTAGGATCATTAAGCAATCCTTTGAACATATCATAAGGGGTTACACCGTGAAATTTGCCTTTAAAGCCATTACGCCTATAGATTGGTAGAAACTTCATTTCCGGATAGGTGTGGATAGCATACAAGTTATATTCGTGCATAGTGCGCCTGTCTCGGATTTGTGCATCATAACCAAAGTTGCCCGACCATCCATTGCGTAAGCAGGCCACCACTTCATCTTTTTCATTAGGCCTCAACCAATGTGTTACAACTTCTTTTATATACTCACGCGGTTCTTTCCCGACGGTGTAATACTTATAAATTTCAAAGAATCTATTAACCTGAAATTCCTCAACAACATCTATGATAGCAAAGAAAGTGTGCTCGGTATGGTTAGTTTTCCTGGTGTTTTCAACTTTAAGCATGGTGAGACACTTGGGGCATTCAATTTCTATAAGCGATATTAATTCACACTCTTCATGCCATACATGGCCACAATCAAGGCAACCCGTACGCCCGCTCTTTAATCTGAAGGCTTTATGCGGTAGACAATCTTTAAAGGCCCAGCGGTGTTGTTTTGTTGTTAAATTCGGAAGTTTAGCTTGTAAACCTGCAATGCGCACTTGAATTTTGGTTCTTGGTCTCATTACTCATCAAATAAAGATTGAACTTCAGTAACATCAGATTTTTTCTTTACCACCTTTTTAATGCTCTTTTCCTTTTGTTGGTTGACAGCATCATTGAAAGCTTTTTGCCTGGCCTGCTCATCAACCACTTCCAAATCTTCAGGTGTAAGTTCAACGGCACCGGCATATTCGTTAACGGCCTTTGTAATGGCTTCCTGCCTGGCTTTCTCTTTAGCCTGCTCTATTTCTTCAGGTGTGAGTTCAACCGTTTGGTTAATTACAACTTTAGCATTAACAGGCTTGCCAACCTCAATTTTATCTTCATCATAGTAGTGCATGGCCATGCCGAATATTTCATCATCTGAGAAGCCATTGCATCCACTTTTTTGAACACTGTTGAGTATGTATGTGATGCAGCTGTCAATGTTTTTGCCTTCTTTTTGATAGGTTACAGCAAAGAGGGGATCCTTTGCTGCAACATTGTCTAAATGGTCTTTAATAACCTTCTTGAAATTTTCAGTTGTTTTCATTATGCTTTAGGTGTTTGGTTTTCATTAGGCCTCATTGCAGCAACCAGGAAGCGCATACTGCCTTGAGTGATTAAACATGGTTTTGCTGCTAGTGACAACTCCATTGTAGTATCGCCATGGGTAAAATTTAGGATGCTGATAATTTGATTTGCAGGGAACCCGGTTATTAGTTCTTCACCTGAATAATCAATCTGAAGTGTTTCAACAGCATTGTATTGTTTGAAATCGTTGGCATATTCCAGAATAAGGCCATCTTCTTTAAAAGAAAACTTTACAATCGTTTGGTCTTTATCGGTAATGTTTGCAAGCCTTTTAAGTGGCGGTAGCAATGTATCTTTTTCAATTTTATAGGTTTTATCATTAACCATCTTATCAAAGAGCGATATATAATTTGGATATGGCGCACTTGGTTTTATTGCTGTTATTAACCTATTTTCTAAAGTAAAAAACACTTTATTGTCTATATAAGATATTGCCATAGTTTCTTCAATAGATACCGAATTAACCAGATAAGCAACGGTGCTTTTAGATAGTGGTATTTTTGCAGGTGCTGCGCCGATGGGTAGTACTTCTTCATAGAAAGCTTTTCCTGTTCCTCCGGCAATACGGGTTTCTTTTTCATCAATAGTTATTAGCACAGTAGAATCCCATGCTGTTAAATCATTGCCTAAGAAAACCAGAGCTTTTTTAAGGCCTTCAACCAGTTCCAATGAGTTTATAACTATAGCCTCAGCAGCATCTTCATGTTTGTTTTTAGGAAAGTCAATTGCATTTTCCAAAGGGATTTTGTATTTACCTCCAGCTGATATTAGTAAAACTTCCTTATCACTAAATTCAAATTCAACTGGACCATCAGGGAAACCTTTAAGCATATTAACCAATAGGGCATAGGGTATGCATGTGAAGTAATTGCCGAAGAACTCAACGGGCATTTGATATTTGGAGCGCACCTCGAGGTTATCTGCTTCAAGGTATAATACACCCTCCTCAATGTTGAACAATACGCAATCTAATATTGGGACAATTGATTGTGATTTAATCAAGTTGCCTACCAACTGAACTGCTTTTAAAATTTCTTTACTGTTTACTGTTAATTTCATAATTTATAGATTTTCGATTAAAGATTTAAAGCTTTCAAAGTCTGGATGCTTTTTAATAAAGCTGCTTACTACGATGCTTTTGCAACGATTTTGAACAACAACCGGCTTAGAACCGTTTTTAAGTTTTTCGTGGAATTGTTTAATTAGGTCGAGGTGATATTGTTTGTTGCCGGCTGTTTCTAATTCTGCCTGTAATTCAAGGTGGTATTTGTTTGACTGAATTTTAAAAAGGCGCTTCTTTACAGGGATGCTTATCGTTAGCAATGGTTCGAGCTCTTCATATAGCAGCCACGCATCAGAACTGTATCTGCTTGCTTTTACATCACTAAAAACAGTTTGCAAAAACCGAAGCCGAATATTTTGCTTTTGCTCTTCACTAGGCTCCATCGGCATTGCTAAGGCCTTCAATTTATCTTTGGCTAATTGGTATACACTATCACCATGTTTGTATTTTAAATAGGCATCAAGCACTTTACCGGTGGTGTTATTACTAAGCTCTGGTAACATTTCAAAACCGTTTCCCTTGCTGTCTACTAACTCACGGGCTAATGCCATTTGAAAAGCAAGATAAATTTCACCCGGCGCCAGCTTATTAAATTTTGATGATGTTAGAAATAACAACCAGTCCTGGGCCATGTCTTTATTTTTATCTCTAACCTGCAGCAATCGAAAAAGGTCATCGGTAAGTTTTGCTTTTGTGTCCAGGCTACTGGTTTTAATATTCGCCTGGGATATTTCCATTTTCAAAATCTTCGGTAAGATCTCGTACGAGCTTTTCGGTATTGACACTTGCAGGCTTGTAACCGTTATTTGAATTTGATCCTGCGTTATTAATTGGTTTTCCATTTTTTTCAATATTTCGAGATTCCCATCCTGCTACCGCTTTTTTCCAATCTTTCATTTTATTTTTACCGACATACCAGTTTTTGCTTTCATAAAAATTCCAGAACGAATCAGCACTTATTGTTAAATACTTTTTTTCTAAAATGTAACTGGCTACTTCAGAAAGAGAGGGCGGTGTAAACCGACTTACTACCTTCTTTGTTAATTGTTCATTGTTAGTTGTTACTTGTTCTATTATACTATCAAATGATTTGTCAGGTGTCTCAGCAGTTGTATTATCAAGTGTTTCGGCACTTGCTTTAATAAGTGCTTTATCAAGTGTCTTATCAGTTGCTTTGTCACTTTTTGCTAGGGCAATCACACGACTTTGAAACTGATTTTTACTGCTTGCTACCTCTTTTACAAACCCGAAAGCAATTAGTGAGTCCAGTGCTTTTTTATAGGTAGAGTAGGAGCCTATGCCTAATGCATTCATACTTGCATCCGTTGGTAAGCCAAACTCTCTAGGTTGCCCCAAGCGGTTCCATAGGTCCACGATAAAGAGATATAATTCTGAATGGGCAGACTTGACTTCATTTTTCTTACCATACCGGAAATTGTACCAGGCTCTTGTGAGTTCATATCCATTCATGTTTCTTTGTTATTTTATGCCTAATGAATTCATTACCTTATCAATGAACTCGGTGGCCATCTCATCGGTTGAGCCTGTAATCGCATTCGATGTTCCAGCCTTCGATTTAATAAGTTCAAAATTCTGTTCATCAATTGTTTCATGACCTAAGAAGTATGTGCATGTGATGTGGCCATTCTTCTTAGCATCAAATACCCTATCCTCACATTGAAAGCAATCGGCAGCGGTCCAAGGATATTCAACAAATCCAGTTTCATGCGCTGCACTAAAGTTGTGACCTACACCAGCGGCTTGAATATTACATATCATGAGATTGTAGTTATTGATAACATACTCATGGTCCAGGCCTTGGTGGTGTTCGAACTTTGTGCCGCATTTGGCACATGCTTGAAACTTGGTTTTTGCATCCTCTTTCTGGATATCGTTTTCACGACCGGTAATAGATAAGGCTTGCGGAAAATGTTCCTTTAATTGGTCGACGATGGTATGCAGCACACAGAATATTACAATCTTTCCACCATTGTCAATGATGCTTTGGATGTACTCTTTAACCTCATTAAGCTTGCCTAATGCAGAAATCTTTTTCAAAGCCTGCATCTTAACCATTATTTCACCCCGTAGCTTACGGGCGATATCTTCATCAGTACAACCCTGCTCTTCCATCCATCTGACAAAATCGTTTTTAGCTCTATTGTATTCATCCCTGGTTGTAATAGTGCATAAAATCGTTTGCCTTTGCTTAGGAGGTAAGTTTTCTAACACCTCAGATCTTTCGCGCCTGAAGAAACACTTATTGTATAACTTCCAGTTCAATTCCTTTAGGTTGCTGGAACCGTTGCCACCCTCACAATACCGTTGTTTGAACACTTCAGCACCACCAAAATCATTAAGCCGTTTCATAATTGCCAACTGTGAAAACAGGTCAATTGGTTTATTTTTAATTGGCGTTCCTGAAAGCAGAATAACCCATTGTTTACCGATGGCTATTTGTAGAGCAATCTTTGTCTGTTGTGTTGTAGCATCCTTAAACCTATGAGACTCATCGATTACAATTGATTTAATCAACTTTACCCGGTCATTCATTACAATGTCCTTAGAGCTCTTTAATTTTCCTTTAGGGGGCATATAATCAACAAAAAACTTTTTAAGGCTTTGCGGATTAACAATGAATATATCAGCCATTCCCAATTCGTAAAGCCGGTGCCAATTATCTTTGATTTTATCATCAAGTATCATTGCTTTTTTACCGACCCACATACCCCATTCGTCCTGCCAGTTTAATTTCAAAGAAGACGGTGCAATTACTAAGCATGGGAATACATCTTCATTTTTGACCTCTTTAGCAATCATAAGCGTTACGATTGTCTGCAGGGTTTTACCTAAGCGCTGCTCATCGCCATTTATAAATCTTTTGAGCTCTAATCCCCGGGCAACACCTTTAGCTTGGTACGGTCTTAACTCACCTTTTTTTAGTTTATAATCGTAAGCTAAATCCGGTAAGGTTGGTATTTCTCCAATCACTTCAGGCGTCTGAGGCCCAACCCAAATAGCTTTACAATCATCTTTTATTTGCTCCAGCTGTACACGGTATCGATAAGGAACAACCCACAAGAGTCTAATGTTGCAAAATCGCGAACCGTCAAGCTTTTTAATCTTATTTGTATTCCTGGTCCTAAACCTGTCATAGTTTATTTTAACATGAAATTCTGTAGGCTGTTCTATTATCTCCATAATTCAAATCAATTAAATACCATCATCATCCGGATCTTCTTCTCCTTCAAACAATCCAACAATGCTATCATTCGTTTCAGCTTGTTTGCCCTGCATATATTCGAATACCTCACTTCGCGCATGGCTTACCGAGTTGGCCAGCTGAATTGCGAATGCATAATCGCTGTCGAACTTTATTAATGGAGTAGAGAACCCAACAGCTTCACCTTTCTCTAAATACTTGAGTCCGGATAAAATCACAGCTTCACCATCTTTTCTCTTTCCCATTTCGAAGCTATCGACCCTGTATTTCAGGAATGGCTTTTTCTCGTCTTCATCATCAGATTTGACCAAATGCAATTCAGGGTTTTCGATGGCATTTTTTACAAGCTGCTCATCGGTAATCTCTTCACACACGTGTGCGAAAAATGGAATAAGATTTCTAAATGCGAGCCTTAGATCATCGTGTACCACAGCATCGGATGACGTTGAATTAGTATTGACGGCATTATTGACATTTACATCATACTTGTATGACAAAAAGAAACCGCCTCGTAGTGTTGCTTGTTTTACGTTTACACTCATAGATTTAATTATTTACTGATTTAATTGTTATTGCTACTATGTTGTTGTAATGCTGGCCAGCTTTAGAATATTTGCCCTCAAGAGTGGCTTCAATTTCAACCCGGTCATCTTCCTTTAATCCAGATAGCTTTTGGAGTACCTCTTTGCTCCTGAATTCGACAAAGCATTTCTGCCTTTCAGGGAGTTTAAGAGTAACCAGCTTTTTATTGAAGCCATCCGGAGATAGCTTGTCTTTAATTTCATGGATAAATCCAGCGTATTTTGTAGTGTGCATAGGACTATTGTTAATTATAAAAATTGCTTGTAGTTTTCAATTTGGTGTTCAATCTCATTTAAGTGAACCATATCTCCAGGTTCAGGGATATACAGGCCCAGTTCTTTGGAAGCGTGATTTCTAAACCGATCTATAGCAATTGTCATTTGCTTGGTATCTAAATCTTTTGTGCTTTTCCAATCAACTCGCATTTCGCCTGTCATTCTATTTACATACTCTGTTTCGAATAGATCCCGATTAATTTGCCGTTTGAAAATATGTTGCTTGACATATTCCGCAGTCTCACCCTGGTCTAAGGCATACCATGAAAATATGAGGTGCATATAATTGTTTTGGCTTAACGAGCGTCGTTCTCTCTTTTCAGTTAGTTCGAAAATCTTACCTTTCTTAAGGAAGTAATTGATACGCTCTACAGCTCGTTTCCTGTCCAGATCTATTTTACTATCGTATATCATTCTTTAGCTTTTTATAGTACTGTTCAGCCCACTTTTCAACCTTAATGCATGTTTTTTTTTGAAACATCCCCATGTGAGTGTACTTGTCCGGGATGTTTAGAAATTCTGCCAACTCTTCATAAAGTTCAGTTCGATCTTTAAACTTCTCCCTCCAAATCTTATCAAACCAGTGATGTGCCCGACCTTTATGATATCTCAATTTTTTATCTCCTAATCTCCCCAATGGCTCACCATCTTCATGAGTACCGACATAAGAGTCGCAATTTGGAAAATTGGCACATGCAATAATTGCCCTTGACCGATAGACACGCCTATAGATCTCGAATTCCGTTGTGATGCGGGTTTCTGATTTACAGTAGGGACATATTTTTGCATTAAGTACATCTTGTTGGTAAGTGGTCAGTTCCATTATTTTTTTGGCCTTGGTTGCCTAATTTCTTTGACGGTTACAAAGGATTTACCATAACTAATATCAGGGAAAGGCAATACTTGGCCATCTTCATCAATCCACCCCAGCGGGCTTTCAGGGTCATTTTCATCAAGCTTTGAGGTTTGAATAATGCCTTTTTGCAAACCCTCAAATGCTGCACTGTACCGTTTTTCTACATACTTTTTGTGCTTTTCGGCTTCGTCGAATTCTTCAATACCCTTGTAACTATAGGTTTTACGACCAGCAGAAACACTTATGTCATGCCCTTGGTAACCTTTAGGGTATTTACTGGCTTCGTTACCGATCTCAGTTACCTTGTCAGTTTCAAAGCTTTTAATGATTTCGAGAGAGTCTTCCAAATCAGCGCGGTTCTTACGCAATTTTAAAAGCCCATCTAAATAACCAAGTTCACCTTCTTCTACTTGGTGGATAGTCTGCATCAATTCGTCTTGAATTTTGATGTGATATTCGCTGCTTGCTCCCATAATTATGATAATTTATTTTCAGTGATTAATTTGTTTTGAACTTCCTTAGATACCTTGTAGTGTTGTCGGATTTGGGCAATGGTTGTAATCTTTTTTTCTCTAATAGCTTTCTGTAGATTTAACCAGTGGCGAGTGAAGTTTTTCTCCTTGTCCATTATGTTTAACCAAGGTAAATCCGCTGGTTGTTGTGAATTACTATTCGGTGCCGGCTGCTGCGGGCTTTGTTGACTCGGCTGTTGTGGCTGCTGGGGTTGTTGTGTTTGCTGCTGCTGCTGCTGCTTCTGCTGCTGGGGGTAAGTGTACCTTACCACACCATTCTGATCTACACCAGTTAAAGAACTCACGTTACCTTCCGTATCAACATTCACTTGCCAAACCCATTCTTTTAATCTTAACTTCCAAGTGGCTTTACCTTGGTTGCCGTTGGGTGTAAATTCATCCTGATTAAGCTTTAACTGAATGATAGGGTAGTTGTATAGTTCACGGCCAATGCCCCAATTAAAACAGGCACGTTTGAAAGCATCAGATGCAGCGCCCTTTGCTTTTTCAACATTCGAGTCTACTCCCACATCCCAGCGCCATATCCATTCATCCGCAATTTTAATTGCTACACCGCAATAAAGTCGGCCTTCAATTGTCTTGTAATCTTTCTGCCACTTATCGCCACAAATGGCATCTAAACGGTTCATGTCGACACGGGCATCTTTATATGTTACTATAGTGGCATAGCCCTGCGGATTGATTGATTGAATTCTAAAATCAACATCAGTGATTTTCAATGGTTCCCTTAACTTTTGTAGAATATTATCCATGATGGTGTATATGAAAAATTATATTTTGTATTTTTTTCTAAAATGATCCTTTAGTTGTGCAGCGTTCATTCCTGCCATTTTATCTGAGGCCCGGAGCCTTGGGGGCTTAGACTTTTTAGCCCCCTGGTCTGCCGGGATCAGTTTTGTAGCTTTGCCTACAAACTGACTTACAAGCTCCCTCAAGCTGTTATTCTCTTCCTGTAGCAACTGCCAGTCGCTTTCAGGTATACTTATCATTTTCAT